TGATGATGCCCCACTGCCCCAGCAGTTCCACATAGTCCTCGTTCACAGCCAAGCCAAAGGCGCTCATGAGAGCAAACACCACGTAAGCCGAAAAGATGGCCACCAGCGAAAGTGGCCGAATGTTCTTGCTCAGCCACGAGTCAGAGGCCATGTCCGCTTTCCAGCGGTCAGTGATGTTGTTTTGGTCTGTCTCAAAGAGCTTGGTCTCGTTGGCCATTGCCGCCAGTTCACCGTTTTGGGCCAGAGCGGCAAGGTCAAGCTGAGCCTTTGCTTTTGCAGCGGGATCAGGCACGAGCTTCTCAATGAGCTTGCCCCCTATTTCAAGGAGTCCTGCGAGTGGGATCATGCTTCACCTTCTTTCTTTTCCTCTGCGATTTTTTCTGAAGCGGTTGTGATGACCTTGCGTCCGGCGATACCGCCCAATGTGCCAACACCCATGAAGGCGATGGCCTTAAGAATCTCCAAGAACACGGCGTCGATTGGGGCAAGCTCGGGAGGCTGCTCCTCAAAGCCAATCAGCCACATCAGGCCAATGCCGATGGTCAGCACCATGATCGTGATGCAGGTCACAACAAAGGCCCACACTCGAACTTCGATTTCTTCTGCGTTTAGTCTCATACGTCCCTCGCAAACCAAAATGCTGCGCCAATGATGAGGCCCAAGCCGCCCAACAGGACGACCACCAATATGATCATGCCAATGTCTTTGATGCGCTGGATGATGCGCTGCTTCTTCAAGACCTTCTGGCGCTCGGCCTCTTCGCGTTTGCGCTTGGCGTCACTCTGGAACTTCAGCCAGTCCGTCCAAAGCCCCGCACGACCTTGGTAGATCATCATCTGCTTTAACTCGGCCTCTCTAATTTTCAGCTGCTCGAGCGCCATGAACCCTTCAAGGTCGCCACGATCAGAGCCGCCCTTGGCTGCGGCCTTCTTCTGGATGGCGTCCTTGTTGTCGAAATACTGGAACAGCGCCTGTCCGGCGTTCATGATGTCGCCAGAGTTCTGCACCGCCTCTTTGATAACTGCGAAGGCAGCGTTCGCGGCAGCAAGCTCCAGCAACATAGGTTACCCCCTCATGTGACCGGCCAACCAAGCGACGACAGCGCCCACGCTGGAGGCAATGGTCATGCCAGCCCAGAAACCACCACGGCCCTTGTTTGCAAGGGCGAGCAGCTCATCAAGCTGGTGCTCCATCTTGTCGAGTTTTTTATCAACAACTTCAAATCGGCGTTCGTAGTCCTGCACCTTTTGCCAAAGCGCACCGTACTTCACCAAGTCGATCTCAACTGGGTCCATTTACTCACTCCTGTGTCTCAGCCGGTTCAGGGGTGTTGCCCTCGGCCAGCCAGCGTTGGTATTCCACGAAATCCGTGTTCGATGGGTCGAAGGGGATGAAGGCGTTGTCGGACAGGCGCTGAACAGTATTTGTTTCTTCGTAGGGGTTTGACACAAGTTTGTACATTTATAGCTCCGATGATGCTGTGTAGTGCAGTTGCAGACAGTTGCCAGAAGCAGACCCAGAAGAGAAAACAGCACAGCCGGTTTCACCCTCAACAGAAGTTGCGACTGTTTGATTGTCAGAAGTCCCGATGCCCGTACTCAAGCGGGTGCATTTTGCGGAAGTGCCAGCCATGTCGTAAATGGTTACAGTCGGTGCGCTGCGTTTGTTTACTTTCCATCCAAGATAGCCTTCGATGTAGCCCGTAGTAACGGCCCCAGCGTTACCAGCAGTAGTAACGCGACTTGCTGTTACTGCCGAACCGGGGGCTGTTCCAATGTTGTACGATTTTTCAAAATAACGCTGACACAACGCCAACTCAGTCCCATAGGGTCTGCGCTCAAAAGGAGTGGCGACTGAGCCAGCTTCGAGTTGCACACCCGTCAGATAGAAGGTGGCTCCGCTTGTGCCGACTACGCTGACTGCGCCTGTGGGTGCCCAAATGTTTGACGCTGCCCAAGCACCAGCGGTTCCACTAAATGTTGAACCTACTCCCAAGCCAAAGTTGACCATCACACCAGTGCCGTTGGTAGTCAACCAAGTTCCAGTTGTATCGCCAGCAATGGTTACAGTTTTCTGCTCCCAAGTATTTGCCGCACTGATGGTGTAGCTATACGGATACGCCCTGTCTTGCGCTGAGTTCATTAAAGAACCGCCGAATGTACCTGTTAACGAACTACGAACCCAAAACGACAAAGTAACAGTCGCAGCACCAGCAGCACCCCAACCCAAGTCGGCTACGTTAAACCCTTCAACATGCTGTCGGATGGCAAAAACATCTCCTGACACAACGGAATATGCAGATGCGGAGGTAACGCCAAGATAGTTTTTAAAGCCTGTTGGGGGCGTAACTGAGCCAGCATTTTGCTGAACTGAATACTTGGATGCCTGTGTCATCACCGCTTGCATACGGTCAAGCGTATAAGCCGAAGCCGTAGGAGTCACACTCGCCCCAGCGTTCCTCTGGTCAATCCGCATATCTCCGTTGATGATGCGGTTGACAAAGTTAGTGCCGCCGTATCGCATGGACACGCCGTACAGTTGTGCGCTCTGACCGCCAGAAGCGTCATAGATCGCATTGGTATTTACCTGACTCATACAGACTCCTTATACGCCCAACGGTAACCGTGAGCAGATTTTGCCTTACCTAGACAGCACTGGTGGATTCCAGCCGTTGTGCCTTTGCACTCGCGTCCTGCCGCCGCCACAGACTCAAACACAACCCCGTCATCTAAACGAACAACAGGCTTTGCTGGCTTGCCGCCACCTTCGGGCCTCTTGCGACCATGCAGAGGGCTGTCTTTGCCTTTTGGCTTTGCCACACCACGCATCGGGCTTGGCTTGCCATACATGCCGTTTAACGGCCCCACAAGGCGACCAATCATCTCTGGTCGTGTGCCACCTTTGTTGGGGTGTGGTTTGCCATACCGATGGTTTGCAGAGCCTAAACCAGCACCGTCCAAACCGTTTTCCAAGATGCTGTTCGCCCACTCCCGGCTTTTCACAATCTCGTTCTCTTGGCTGAACTTCAAAGCAGCCGCAACACAGCGGTCTTGCTCAAAGTAGATGCCAAGCACACCAGCAGTGACATCACGCCCATGAACCCGCATGTGCCGCTTCCAATACACACCGCTCCCCTTGTACCGATGAACAATGTCAAACTGGGAGGTTTTGCAGAAATACTTCAAGCCTGTCACGTTGTGTGTCAGGACAAGAAGGGCGGTAGGGGCAAAGCTCATTAAAACCCCTGCAAGCTCTGGGCTGTTGGGGTCATGCCGTTGATCGTGGCGGTGTTGCCACCTGCTGCGTTCGTGATTGCGTTTACTGCGATGGTAGACATTCAATACTCCTTAACAGGCCATCAGCACACACGGCACACAGAACGAACCGTCTGCGTAGGTGCAAGTGACATGGGTTGATGTGACTTTGGCGATGGTCTTGGCGCGAACAATGTCGTCACCCTGCGGCTTGGCAGTGCCGTCTCCAGCAGACATGAGCAAGTCACCACGGGCAACAGTCACGCCTTGGGCAATGCGGATAATCATGTCACCCGTCATCGCCATGTTGATTTCGTCTACATCGTGGGCATCATCGTGCGACCAGTTGACGAACACACCCGCGACATTGGCATCACCTTCAACGTCAGACACCTTCACCTTGTTGAGCTGTTCGTTCTCGACAGTGTTGCCTTCGGCGTCGGTGTAGACGTTCATCTCGTCGAGGTTGGACAGCACAGTGCCCTTGACCAGCGACTCGTCTTTGGCTGTGGTGGTTTGTGCCCAACGAGACAAGTGACCGCCGTTGTAAGAAACGGTTGTGCCGGAGACGGAAATGGAGCCTTCGCTGACGTTTGCTTGTTGAAAAATTACCAAGTCACCATCGCTGGTTAAGCGGTTAACAAGAATTCCCCAGCTCCCGTTTCTCGTCACAAGCATTTGTCCGTTTGACCCGCAATCAATACCTGTGGTTGAGCCATCTCCAGCTACGGTCTTCCCCACCAGCAAGTTACCGCTGGAGTCGATACGGGCGCGTTCGGCGTTACCCGCATAAAACTCCATTCCGTTGTCGTTGTAGCCAACAGTAGACCCACGTAACGCTATTGCTGCCCCGCCTGCATTAAACGAAGTTCCAGTATTTAAATCTAGCGTAAGAGCAGTATTTGCAGCAGTTGCCACCCCTGTCGCTGTAACTTTCCCGTTTACATGGAGTTTGGTGGCAGGCGAACTCGTCCCAATGCCCACGTTGCCGCTGGCGTTGGACACAATGAACTCCCCGCCGGTGATGGCTGGGAGCGTGATGGACGCATCACTGTTCGTGTTGGGCGCGGCGATTGTCAGGGTGCCGCTGCCGAGGGCGTTTGACGCCAATGCAATTTTAGACAATTTGTGCTCCTTCCAGTGCCACCACTCGGGCGGTCAATGATTCGATGGTCTGTGCTTGTGCATCGTTGATGGCTTTGAGTTCTTGAATAGCCGCCGTGAGGGTTGCCACCAAGAAGCTGGTGTCGATGCACTGGTAAACAGGCTTGCCGTTTTCATCTACAGCATCCTTTTCCCCCGTAACAGCAGAAGGGAAAAACTCTTGCAATTCATGCGCGATAAACCCAGTGTCTTCCGACCCATCGGTTTTCCAGTTCCATTTAGAAGGCTTTAGCTGAACGACTACGCTCAAGGCGTTGTCCAATGGTTGGATGTTGTCCTTCAAACGATAGTCAGAGCCAGACCCATAGTTTGTAGATGTGGTTGTTGGATGGGTAATAGTTCCCGCTTGGTTTCCTGCACAACCAAAATAAACCGCTTGCCCAGAAGTTCCAGCTCTACGGCTTACAAAGTTGGCATGAGAGCCATTATTTGTGTTTTCGACTGTGCATACATCGCCTGATGTCGTCCTATAAATTGTCGTTAACGCTTGAGAACTCGTAGTCCCCACCAGCAAGTTACCGCTGGAGTCGATACGAGCGCGTTCGGTGTTTGTGGTTCCATTTCCAGTGATGAATCTAATATTTGACCCTGCGCCTGTTGTTGAACCGTAAGCAACAATATCTAGATAACGAAAAAAACTGTTTCCGCTAGAAGCGTAGTTATAAACTTGCCCGAGAGTTGTAGCACCACCCGGAGATGTGTATGTTTGCTCGGAGGACTGGTTTGATCCAGATAAAACAAGACTTCCTGATGGCGGTGTTACTGCTTGGTCACCTGTAAGGGCAGCACCAAGTCCTAAGCCACCAATGACATTTAATTTACCAACAGGCGAACTCGTCCCAATACCCACGTTGCCAGACGCATCCACTCGCATACGCTCCGACCCGCCAGTAGACACACCGACAATATCGGTTCCAAAAAACACACCCGTGTTGGCATCAGACCCGCGAATCGCAGGTGTACCCGCAGTCCCGTCAACATCGGACAAGCCGTTTGTGCCGTCAAGAATTAAAGACATCTCGTACCCCTAAAAACTAGATTACAACGTACCGTGCGCCGCTACTGACGGTGACGGTGACGCCTGAGTTGATCGTGATTGGGCCAGTGCTCATGGCGTTCTTTGTCGCCGGGATAGTGTAGTTTGTGGTTACGGTTTGTCCGTTCTGCACGAATATTTCGTCAGAGCCACCACCCGTAGCGCCTCCACCCACGGAACCCCATGCCGTTCCGTTGTAGCCCTCAAACTTTGCAACGTCACTGTTGAACCGGAAAAATCCAGCAGCGGGTGAGCCGTCACGCTGCGCCTCAGTGCCAGCGGGGATGCGTGTAGAGCCAGTCGTCCCGGTAATAACCTCAAGTGCCACCTTCGCAGTGGCGGCTGTGGTCGATCCGGTGCCGCCCTCGGCCACCTGAATCTGGTCGCCGGTCAACGCAATGGTGCCAGCGATGGTCAGAACCTTGCCAGAGCCGACGTTTAGGCCAACACTGGTGCCGGTGCCGTCGGCCTTGAAGATGCCGTCAATCGTGTCCAAGTCGGTGTTGAGCTTGGTGCCCCACGTGTCGGTGGACGCGCCAACCTCTGGCTTGACCAGACTCAGGTTTGTGGTGGTTGTATCTGCCATGCTTGGTACCTCTCAATGGGTTCAATTATCAGACGAAACAGGCCAGCGCGGAACACTACGCCGCGACCCAGACCTCGGAATTTTGCGAGACCGGGGTCCATGTCTCGGACGTGTCCGGTAGCGGCGTCCAGCTCTCTGACGTGTCTGCCAACTGCGTCCAGCTCTCTGCCGTGTCGGAGATGCCGGTCCACGTCTCTGGCGTGTCTTCGTCTTCGTTCCACTTGTAGCCACCGGCAACCACGACCAGCGACTGCCCACGGTAGTTGACCAAGGCCTTTTGCACGCGACGGCCAAAAACAATCGTTTGCGAATCGGAAACAATCGTCACCGCCTGATTGACGATGACGTTGGAGTCGACCACGAAGATCGAATCCGACGCCACGCTTGCGGCCATGAAGGCCACCCGGATCGCGCTGATCTCGGTGCTTGACGCCGACGACACGGCACCAGCACCCAGTGCTACACGACGGGCGGCGACAGCCACCGCTGACGTGCTGCTTACGTCACCAGCACCCAGTGCTACCCTGAGAGCTGCAAGCGCCATAGCCGACGAGCTGGCCACAGCCGCGTTGCCGTCACACAGACGCTGCGCGGATGCGGCCATGGTGGACGTGTTGGACACATCAGCAGCACCAATGGCCACCCGCTTGGCGGCAACCGCCACACTGGACGTGGACGTGATCTCAAACGCGCCAAAGACAAAACGAGTCCCGCTAATGGAAGCGGAACTCGTCGCGGTGATGTCGGCAGCTCCGAGGCTGACGCCGTAGGAGTAATTGCCCCCGCCGTAGTAGCCGGAGCCGTATGCTGCCATGTTAGGTCAGGGTGACGGTCAGGCTGGTGGCCGGGATGCGGAACACGTCGCCATCGTTGATGGTGCGGGCCGTGGTCAACTGCGCCCAAGCGATCATGTTACCGCTGGTCTCTGCGTCAAAGATCGCGGCGTGGGTGATGTTGCCCCAGTTGCCACCGCTTGCAGGGTCAAACTCGATGGCCGCGCTGTTGGTGGCCGTGGTGTCTGTGCCCGACACGGTGATGGTGCCGGTGGCCTTGCGCACGTAGCCGGAGCCAGAGACCTCGGTGCCACCACCGGTATCAGATGGCGCTGCGGTGAACAAGCCCACATACCAAGCGGTCGGGCGAGTGGCCGAGCCGGTGGTCAGCAACCATGTGAGAACGAGGTTCTCGGTGTAATTGGTGAAAGAGGACATCAGCGTGCTCCAAAGGGTTTGACTCTCGCCCGGATCAGACCACTCGCGCTGGCGTTCTGGTCTGCAAATTTGATTGACTCAATGGCCGTATTGTAAAGAGTTCCCCACACCGCAACACGCTCGTCGTCCTTCAAATACGGAGCGGCCTGCATCAGTGCGCCGTACAGGTAAGCGTCGGGCGAGGAGGCCAGCAGCCAGTTGGTGGTCACACT